ACCCTTAGCAACAAGCGAAGCACCGGCGGTCGGCCACGCATTTACATAGAACCAGCACTCAATGGTGAAGTCTGTTCCAGACTCTCCAAGCCAGTCTGCAACAGCGGATGTTGTTAAATAATCCCCCGTCCCATCAAACGCCGCACTGCTCCCACCGAATACACTCTGCGCCGTCGAAATCTGCGCATCCCCGTTCGCCGTGACCGCGTGGCCCCAGCCGCTGTCGTCGGTGAAGGTGGTGCTCCCGTTGGTGCCGTCGAAGTTCAGCAACAGCGATGTGGGGTCGGTGTCGGTAAACGTGTGGACCCTGTAGAACTTCCCGCCCTGGCTGATCACCGTCTCCGTGCCGCCGGTGGCCCTACAGAACTGCGACGGCAGCGTGTCCAGTTCACGCAGGTAGGACTCAGGCCCTTCGGTGTTGCCGAGAAGCCCGCCGCGTCCCAGACCGGGTGCGATGCGTCTGATGCGTGACATGGAACGTCCCTAGTGATCTGCTTTACGGTCAGGTGACTTCTTCATACGAGCAGACGACCTCAAGGTCGTCCGCTGCCGAGGCTTGCACCTCGATCCTGCGGTCTTCCTCAAGGTAGATCGCATTGTCGCGGCCGAACACGACGACGGTGCTGTCCGCTGGCACGTTGAGTGTGCTTGCGGCACTGTAAGCCGTGCCGCCAGAAGCAGCGTTGAAGAGCTTGACCGTCGCATCGACGGCGTTCGTGCCATCGACGTTACTGAGCATCAGACTGGTGATTCGGAGGCACGCCGACGATGCAGATGCGTTTGTCAGCACGGCGACCGCGTTGGTGCTTGTGCAAGACGCAAACGCAATCTTGCCAGTGATGCTGTTAGGAGCCGCCAGATTCGGTGCTGCCATGGTTCTTTATCCTACGATGAGGTTGATGCCGTAAGGGTGAGGGATGTCCTCGGCCACCGCGGTGACGAAGACCGTTGCCGATCCGCTGAGGTTCAAGGCGGCGTCGCTATTACTGCTTTCGAGAACATCTCTGGTGAGAGTTGTGCCGCTGGCCGTATAGACCCCGCTGCCAATCTCCCACGACGTCCCGTCCTCGATGACATACCGGACGGTATCTCCATCCGATACGCCAGCGTCTGCGAACGTCTGAAACCCGCTCGACGCGGAGCCCAGCGTGATTGTGCCGGTCCCCGTCGTCGAGGTCGTCATCTTTGCTCTGTTTGCAAGCTTTGGCATTAGGCCACCGTAAATGTGAAGATGCCGCTGGCGTTCCAGACAATCTTGAAGTCTGTCCCATCGCCGGCAGACTGAGCGCCGTCGAAGTCGATGAACGCGAGCGGAGGATCGTCCGCGTCGGTGTCGTTGTAGATGATGGCATAGCTGGCATCGATGCTTCCGCCAGATGCCGTCCAGGTCAGGTCGTCCGCGTCGAACTTCGCGTCGTTCGTCGTGACGGTCGTCACTGCGACGTTCGCAAGAGCCTGGCCGCCGGTCGTGTATCCGGTGCCGCCGGTCGCCTCGGTTCCGCCGGTCGCCGCAAGCGTCGTGTGGCTTGCGTCAAAAGTCGCTGCCGACAGGAGCTTCACCTTGTAGGTGTCTCCTGCTGCATTGCTACCATCGGCAAACAGCTTTGCCGTGTGGTTGTAGAGGCTAATCGAAATCGCCATGCAAAGTTACTCCTGTCAGAGAATCTCGAATCCCTCAAGCTCAATGCCTGCGGTGATTAGTTCTTTCGCTCGTTTCGCCACGTCACCAGTCACGACACCGCCACCCAGGTTGACCTTGAGGAGCGGGGTGCGAATCTTCTTCAGCATGAAGAAGTCCCAGTGGAGCTTGTCGATAATGCCGTTGAGGTAGACTTGGTCGAACCGGCATCCAGCGGCGAAGTCGACTGCCGAGTTTTCGTCCTTCAGGCGAGACCAGTCGATGACACTTACGGCCGCTCCTTTGTACGAAACGCACCCGGAAAACATGCGCTTCATCGTCTCGGGAGCCAGGTTGTAGAGGAATGCCCTGGCGGCGATCCCGCTGCCACGAAGGATCCTCGGTGCCATGGGGTCAGTCACGCCCGCAAGGCCGACCTCAACCATCTCCTGCGGAGCCCAGTCCCTGAGCTTCACGCAGTCACGAAACATATCGTTCGTGTTGTCGATCAGATATCTACTGCACCCATGCGGCAGGATCTCAAGGTCACTGCCGCGGAAGCACGCGGCCATGTTGATCCGCGTGTCGGTGATCGCCTCGCCGCTCTCGTCATACTCCTCTGCTGGGTACTCGCCGATCTCGACGATGCAGGGGCCGCCGAACTTTGCATTGGCGAAGGCTCGGTAAAAAGAGACTGCGGCACAGTACATTACCCCCAGATAGTTCCCCGGCCCGCCGTCGTCGATCATCTCGCCGCTTTCGTCGATTTCACCGCCTTGTCCGACGTAGTCAACGAGCTCAATGCAGCGGGTGCCGAACGCGGAGAAGTCCTTGTCTTCGTAGCGGCGGTCATACCCAACTTTCGACTGCGACCAGATGTATGCTTTCGACATGCTCTTCTCCTCTCTATTCGACAACTTCAAGAAAACCTTCGATGGCAGTCCTCACCTGAGACCCTGTCTGCCAGGTGAGTTGCCAGATGTATGTGCCTGCTCCAAGCGCCTCGGTCTCCGCGGCCGTCATCGAAACGTCCACAATGCCATTCGCGGCGTCGACAAACTCAGTCGTGATGCCTTGCAGCGACGTTCTGTTTGAGATGCGGAGGAGCTCAGACGAAACCGTGTACCCAGTCAGTGCGATGCTAAAGTCGACCCTTGTCGAAAACGTGTCGCCACGCTTGACCTTAATGTTGAGTGTCCCAGGTAATGATGTGAATGTTGCCATTATTGAGTTCGCACCAGTGACGCTATCACTGATAGCACGAGTGTCGCGAGCATGATTGTGAGCGTGATGGCAGGGTCAATTTGAGGTCTCTTCTGACTCATTAACGGTCTGCGCGAACTCTCGCGACTCCAAAGGTATCTTCACGCCAGGCGGGCAGATCGTGTAAAGGAGCCGTGTCTGGGCTTCGAGTGTTCTAGCCTGGTCTTCGACGAGCCTGCTGATCTCTGTCTGCGTCCTGGCAATCTCTCTGTTGCTGAGTGTGAGCTCTTCGAGAAACTGTGTGTGTGCCTGAACCATTGGCAGAATGACGTCGTTTCTCAGGAAGAAGAGGACCGCGGAGCTCAGGATGATCGGCCAGCCGTAGCGCTCCATGGCCCGCATGAAACGCTCGTACATGATCTCAGTTGACATGGGCAGCGAACTCCATTTCGCGGCTAACCCTCTCTCTGAGGTACTGGATCGATGAGTCGTTGTTGATGACCACGTCGATCAAGTCTGGCGAGATTCCATTCTCGCTCTCGTGTTTCGCGACGCTCTTCACGCCTGGGCGTGTCACCTGCCATATATCGCCGCCGGCAAGCGTCAGGGCCATCGCCTCGTTGTCGAAGCGGACGTCAGTGACAACGACGTCACCTCCACCACCAGTGATCTCGCCGATCTTGTTGAGCGCGACAACGATCCACATGTTCCCGTGGATCATCTTGCGCCCCCAGTCGGTGCCCAGCGTCTGAAGCAGCTCTCGTGGGCTCGACCCGAGCCATGCGATCGGCTTCTCCTTGATCTCTCGATCCTGGAGCTCCTCGACCGACATGCCCGTGATTTCGGAGACAGCGCGATAGATCGGCTCGGCGAAGCTAATGGCCTGGAAGCCGTAGTCTTCGACGAGAATGTCGGCGACAGTGTTCTTGCCGGCACCGGCTGGGCCGCAGAGTCCGATGATCATTCGCGCGCATTTCCGATCAGGCTGGGGTACTACCGTCATTATAACAAAGTGTAGCCTATCAGACTGTCAGTTCAGAGCCGTCGAAAAGCACTTTCATCCCAAGCGGCTCGGTGTAAAGCCTCGTGCGGATCCCGGCCTCCGCGAGGATCGATTTCCCCACAGAAACGTGCTCTCGCCACCTTGCAGGAGTGAGAACGTCGAGAGCCAGGAGGCCGACGACTTCCTTGATCCCCGCACAGGCGATGGCCCTGGCACAGTGGGGGCAGGCGTACCAGAGGCAGTACAGCCGTGCCCCGTTTGTCGGCAAGCCGGCTCGGGCGGCCTTGTAGATTGCGTGCCGCTCTGCGTGCTCCAGGTAAGTGTATTTGCCAGGTCGGTTCACTCGGTCGGGCAGAGGGGCGATGTTTTGCGGTGGTGCGTTGCAGGCCGAGATAGTCTCGCCACGCATCGTCACGATGACGGCACCGTTTCTTGTGGCCGTGTCTGGCGAGAGCCTCGCGGCCCTGACGGCCATCCGCAGGTATTGCTCGTGGTCGTTCATCAGTCGACAAACACCGGGATTGCCTTGGTAACCCTGTTGTGGCGGTGGTCGATCACCACCATGGCTTGGCAGGGAGGGTCCGCAGGGAATCCGAGGCGGTCTCCGTAGGGGCTGGGGCCGATCAGTGACCCGTTGGCGACGAACTTCCGGGAGACGGTGAACTGGTGCAGGTGGCCGAAGATGTCGAGGTCGACGGGCTGGCTGGCGTTCCAGCCGGCGATGAGCTTGTTGGCCGACGGGACCAGGCCGCCGAAGCCACCACCTCCTCGCATGGCGTGGCCGTGATGGAAGCGGACGACGAAGCCGTCGAGGTCAACGATGTTGTGGTAGCCGTCGCTCACCCGCCAGGTGACGTTTTTCCTCGTCTCAGTGGCGGCCATGGTGTGGTAGAGGTGCTGTTCAAATGAGTGGTCGTTCTCACCACTGATCCGCCGCTTCTCGGTCGATCTGCCGTGGTTTCCGCTGCTGGTCACAATGACAACAGGTGGGCCGATGGCGGCGACCTCATCGATGACCGTCTTGATCCGCTCGGCCACCCATCGGATTGCCGCCAGCGGGGCCAACTGAGAGCTCTCGATGAGCTCGTCGTGGATGTGGCCCGAGATCATGTCACCGCCGAGCCAGAGGACGATCCTGCGAATGTCGGTGAGGGCCTGCTCGTGCTCGATGAGCCGCTTGGAACGTCTGGTGACCTCACCGATCCTGCGATGGGCCTCGGAGAGGTCGTAGTCGTTGAGGCCGCGTACTTCTTCGGGCTTCACCCGCTCCTCAACGTGGAGGTCAGAGAGAGCCAGGACAACCGTGGCCTGCGGCTTCTTCTTGCGGGCTCTCTTGGCCGGCAGCGGCTTGCCAGCCACGTCCCTGACGCTCTCAGCCACCTCGACGGCTGCTTTTGCCCGTGTGATCTCATCCAAGGCGACGCGGTACTTCTTCCGAAGTGCAGAAAGCTCGCCGCGGAGCCTCGCGGCCTCGGCGTCGTGGGCAACCTGCATGACCTGATCGGCTAACTGTCGTTGCGTAGCCATTCAGCGAGCGTCCTGTGGTGCGGGAGCTTCATCGACGAGACTCGCTTGAGAGCCTTGGCGAACGTATGCGATGGCGGGGCACCGCCCTCGGCAACAGCCTTCTGGAATTCCTCGCGGACGGAGAGCAGCTCTTCCCGGTCGCTGGGAGACAGGCGGTCGAACCAGCCTCGGATGATCGGCTCAGGCGTCGCGGCCATGATACTTGCAAAGGTGAGTTTTGGCATGGCGAAGAGTATAGCACAGCTACTGTTTTCTGAAGGCAGCGAGGACTCGATCTCCCCATGTGTTGAGGGCTTCTTGTCTGGCTGCGCATCCGCACGGCTTGCCGGTGATTCGCTCGACACGCTTTTTTGTGATGCCAAAAAAAGACAGCGACTTTTCTACGGCATCTCCTAGCCGAAAGCCGCGCTTTGCAGTCTTTGCACGGCACGGCCTCCTACCAGGTTTTCCGCGAACCGCAAGGCCACACTTGACGCAGACATTGTTTTCGTCAAAGACGCATTCGTTCATGCTTGATCGACTGACCATGAATACTCGCATGTTGTTGACCCAACTTGAGTGCAGTCCCTCGTGGCAGCAGCAGGCGACCCTCCAGAAATGCTGGGAAACGCGCCGCAGGCGTAGGAATCCGCGTTCGCAGTGTACCTTCCCTGAATGAATGTCAGCCCACCGCTTGATTTCATGGCTGCGTTAATCTGCGTGTTTCTCGTTGCCGCAGGCGAGCCTCCGATGCAGCGAAGTGGAATCGTCACAGACAGGAAAAGTGTGTAGTTTGTGTAAGCGCCGCTGGTTATATCGAAAGCAGCAGCCCATGTGTGGATTGGCTTATTGACACCAGGAACCCAGGCGTCAATAGATGCTCCGCTAAGGTTTGCGCAGTCGTTCACTGATAGCGAAGCATTGTCTCCTGCGTATGGCAGGTAATAAGTGCCTGACGTTGGGTAGGTGTTTGAACCGTCCGTCATGTCACTTATTGTCACCTCCAGTTCATCGCTTCCGTAAGTGCCCCAAGAATAACCATTAACCGTTGACGTGCCATTCCACGACGCGCAGAGTCCCGAGTTATACGGAGAGCAGCCAACTGCGACTGTTGCGTTTTCGGGGACCGGGCTGACGGGAGAAGTCTTGCCAGTCACAGAAAGGCAGGACGACTGGTAGCTGCCAGCAGGGTACCCCCAGCATTCGCAAGGCGTGCTTCCCGTGCCATTGTCTTCGTCTATGCGCACTGCCAACGAAGATAAATCGAATGATGCTGAGTAGTAGAATGTGTTCTGGCTTACAGTGTAATCGCTAGCAGAATAAGTGGTGCCGAACTGAGCAAGGCCTGGGATGTATATTTGTATCTGCCCAGCGAAAAACTGAATATAGAAATATGTCCTGTCGAGAGCTGGGTCGTAGGCCACTTGCATGTAGCAGTATATGTTGGGGCCGTTCGTTGTCGGCCACGCCGTTTGCTGGTAGTGGCGATAGTCGCAGTCAGACGCAGACCCGCTCTTAAACATTCTGTACTTTGCATTGAAGCCGTCTGCGTAATTTATTCCCTCGTTCCACATGTCCCCACCGGAGACGCATGATGCAAGGTTTTCAAAAGCCAGGCCAGAAACCGTCATGCTTATGGAGTCGAGTGACGGGGATGGTTGGCACCAAGTCCCACCACCACCACAGCACGGCCTGCAAGGCAAAAACATGCCTCAACCCTCCGTAATATCCACCCGGAGCCGATCGCCTTCGGTGGTCCCTTTGGCTTGATAGTCGACGCCGCTTGTCAGCCTGAGCATCGCACCTTCGCCTGACCTGAGCTCCGAGAAGCCGACGTATCCACTGGAGTCGACGCCGATCGTCACCGTCGAGGCCGTCGACGTCTGGAGGTTCCTGAGAAACGCCATGCCGACGCTCGTCAGGTTCGCCGTTGAGATGCTGGTGGCATTCGTCGAGAGCGTGATGGTCAGGCTTTTCATTCCGACGTTGTCCATCGTGGCCGTGCCGCCTGAGATGCTCACGAGGTCGTCGAGGTAGTCTTTCGAGACTCGCATCGACATGCTGTAACTGACGTCTGCCATCAATGATCTCCTATGTGCATTCGGATGCGATTAAGTACCACTCGTTGGCAACTCGGGCGATTGCCACGCTGTATGTCGACGTTGTCCCAGTGATGTTGGCGAAGAGGTTTGTTGCTGTTGACGTCGCGGTGACACCTGAGCCTGGATTCCAAGAGACAGTGTTTGTGGCGGCTTTGTTCCATGAGCCGGTGGCGGTGCCGATGCGGAAGAGTTGTGCTGGTGGCTTCTCGGCAACTGGCGATGGCGTCAGCATCGTCGTGGAAGGCCGGCTGGGCGTTCCGTTGACGGTGTTTATTGTCTCCCGTATTTCACCGAGGAGCGTGTCTCCGACGAAGTAGCGTCTTTGTGCCATTGGTCAGTACAGCCTCAACTGGAGGATGTTGACCATGTCGAAGTGGTCGTAGATCTGGTAGGCCCAGACGACAGGGCCCCTGCTTCCGGTAATTTTCCTCGGAGTCCCGTCTGGGTTGAGCGCGATTGGCGCCGCCGCAACTGCCTGGCTTATCCCTCGCTCGCTCATACCCGGAGTCCTGACGCACGCAGGTGCTCTCTCGCCCGCTGTCAATGGATTACACAGAACAGGATTCGCAGGGTCGAGCGGCACTTGGTCGCTTCCAGGTTCAAGAGGCTGCCCAAAGGCGTCCTGCCATGCCGATGCACCCGCTGGGTTAAAGCATGTCACATTCCTACCCTCAAGGATGACGGCCATGTCCCAGCCGATGTTGACTTTCGTGGACGTGGCCGCCTCGCCGGACGTGTCAAAGTTGACCGAGACGTACTGGTCGCGAAGAAGGAATGTGTACTCCACATTCCATCCCCTGAATATCAGGTTCTGCCAGCTTTCAACTGTGGGGGTCGCGTTGATAGCACGGAGCATGAGCGTGTGAGGCAGGATCGAGAGCGACCCAAGCTCCATCTGCTGCTCGTTTATCCTTCCCACGAGGTAGCAGTGCTTCGTGGGGTCATCTGCGCCCCCGAGCACAAACTGCGTGACCTTGATCGACGTCATTGGCTTCAACGTCGACACGCCGTCGTACATATCGCCGACAGGGTTGCGCGTCTGCGTGCCAGTTGTATCCCACTCATACGTCCCAGTCCTGCGATACCAGAACTTGACCGGCATCTCCGTGAGCTCGGTCGAGATCGTCCAGTTTGCCGGCCTGACGTCTGGCGATATTGTCTTTGGGCTCTGCCCTCCGCTGCCGCCACCACCGCCAAGAGATCCTGATGCCGCAGCGTCGCTCTGGTAGTTGAATGTAGCGACCAGAACCATCCGCGTGTCGCCTTCGTACTTCACATCGAAGTCGACGCACGCGGTACTCGTGTTTATCGGGTGCGGGTCTCCGATGAAGACGCCACAGGTTTGCTGGATGTCGAAAGTCTCGTCAGGAGAGTTCAGCAGGATGCGGAACGTCCTCGTTGCTGAGTCTGCAAGCTGCCCTTCATTCGCTGACCGCGAGAACTGATTGCCGGCGGATATTTCAGCGGTGCTTTTCGGCATTAGTCGGCGACTCCGAGATTCTTGAGGTCTTCGCGAAGCCCGACGAGCTCCGCGGTCTGCTTTCTGAGCTCGACGATGTTCTGTTCGCGGGCGGGATCGTCGCCTCGGAGGAGACGGTTGAGCTCGGAGGTGCCCTGTTGCGTCGTGATGTCAGAAGCAGACAGTGCGGCCCTGTTCGGGCCGGTGGCGACGGCGTTGCGGATTTGGTCGCCGGCGGCGAAGAGTGTCGGGGCGACCTGGCGAGCCTGCTCCGCGAGGAACCCTGCGATTTGGCGCTGGCCGCCTCCGGCGCTTCTGATATCGCCAATGCTCGCGGCAATCTGCTCGGCACGACGACCCGACTCTCCGAGGAGAAGCTGGCGGCCACGTTCGATGGAGGATTTGAGCTCTTCTTCCGCCCTAGACGCCTCCTCTACCCTGTTTAGCGCTGCGTCGGCTCTTCTCGCAAATTCATCGACACCGTCAGCAGCGTCTCGCAACCCTTCGATCGCGTCACGGTTCCCGCTCAATGCCTGATCAAGAAGGTTTGCAGCTTCAGATGCTCTGGTGTCGATGGCACGAGAAACGGCATCGGCCCCCTCTGCCCCAGACGCTCTCTGCTGGAGTGGCGATAGCGTATCCCTGATCTGCTGGAAAACGCTGGTTGCTGCTCTCGCTGCGGAGTCTGATTCGATCAACTGCGCCGCCCTGGCAACCGCAAGTCGCTCGTCAGCAGATCTTAAGGATGACCTGCGCAGGTCACGCCCTTGCGATGTGTCCTGGAATGTCCTATTCCTAACATCATCAGAAGCAGCGGTGGCTTGCCGGACCTCCTCGGCTAGCTGGTCGGCAGTAAGTTGCCTTGAAAGTCTGCCTGCCGATCCAGAGATCGCCGATCTGCGGAAGGCAATGCTTTCCTGTGCGTTTTCGCGCTGCCGCAAAAGCTCTCGCCTCCTTGCGACGTCCCCCTCCTCTCGCAACTGCCTGTCGATTAAGGCGATCTCTGCTTGCCTGGCGATTATCGTAGGGTCAACATTTGCGGCGTCGGCCTCTATCCGCTCGCGCTGAAGCCGCGTAATCCTGTCGATCTCGTCCCGGTTTGCGTTTGCCAGTCGCAACGTGTCGCTGAACGCATTTGATGCAGAATCACCTAGGCTTTCGTAGGCGTCCGTGAGCGCCTCAACTGAGCTCTTTTGGCCGTCGAGAGAAGAGTTCAGCGAACTTAGCCTAGCGTCGAGCCGTTTTTGAGCCTCCTCAGTGTCCTCGATGGCATTGATCCACTTCAGGAATGCAACGACTAACTGGGATCCTATGGACGCCGAAATGCCGGCGATCAGGCCAGTCGTGCCTCCAATAATGAAGCCAAGCTGAGAAAGGTTGTTGCCAGCAGCCCTGATCCTCTGGTCGAGCCCCCCCGTGACGCTGAAGAAGTCGTCAACCGCAAAAGCGGCTTGCTGAATCGCGAGGCTGGCGTTTCCGAAGGCACCTGTTGCTATGCTGCCGGCCCTCTGCAAGCGAGTGCCAAGTGCCCTCTGGCTGACGCCAGAGACTTTCGACGCAGCAGACACGGCCTCCGCGGTGAGCTGCTTTATCTTCGCCCTAGTCTGCTCTGTCTCAAGCTCACCTTTGTTCATCGCCTCCGCGATTGCGGCGCGAAGCCTGTTAAACGCTCCGATCGCAGGGCCTCTTGCCTCCTTTGACACACTGGCGATTGTCTGCTGTAGCGTTTGGAGTTGAGCGGTGTAACCGCGGATTGCACTTTGATCGAACGATGCGTTGAGGGTCGCAATGCCGACGCCGCCTGTCGCGCTAATCAGGGCTTTCGACTGTGCAGATCGTTGCGATGCGATCTGCTGCGAATCTCTCTGCTGTCTCTGGAAGTCGATGTCTATCAGCCTATTCTGGATAGACCTTCCAGTCGCGTCCCTGTTCGATGCTGCTCCTTGATTTGCCAGAAGATCAGACTCTCTCTTGAGAACAGCAAGCCGCTGTGACGCAACCGATAGCCTGTCTTTCTCTTGCTGCCTAATCTGTTCTAGCGCCTCGTCAATCCCTTGCTGGAACTCAAGGTCGAGCTTTGTCTGCCCTTGGATGGCGGATTGTGTCGCTAGCCTTTCCTTGAGGCTCCTGCCAAGTGGGTCTGTGGAACTTGAAAGCCCAGTGAAAACATTTTCGGAGGCGCGTCTTGTCGTCTCCGCAAGGGCCTGAACTCTCCTTCTCTGGTTTTCGATGACACTTGGGTCTATGTCTGGGGTGAGCTCAAGAGATTCGAGCGTCGCCTGCGCTTGAACGGCCGTTTGCTGGTATTGCCGCAACTGCCTGACCCTGCCTGCTATAACTCCGTCTTCCAACTGCGAAGCGGGCAGGGAGGCTGCCGTCTGGGTGGCCCTCGATGCGGACCCAAGTGCCTGAGAGAGGGCTGGGCTCGCGAACTGAAGCTCATTCCCAGTGAACCCACGAGACGCAATCTGCTGTGCCTGCGCCAGCCGTTGGAGAGCCTGAGTCGTTCGTTCCACCCGGTTTTGGACGACCTCGAAATACTTTTCAGCGGGGGCTCTTCCACCCTCAAGGATCTTGAAGAGAGCCTGGGCTTGATTCTGCGCCCTTCCGAGAGCGGGGGCGAACCCAGCCTGCACCTCTGACGAGAGCTTCTGGAAGCTGCCAGCAGCGGCCTCAAGTGGCTGGTTGATCTGCAACGCCGCCGAAGTCAGCCTGCGGATCTGATTGGCCTGGTCTTCCGTCCTGATGTTGAGTGGAGAAGAAGTGGCAGCCTTCAGTTGCTTCTCAAGCCTCTGGAGGGGCGTGAGAATCTTGTCGATCGAGCTCGTGGCACTCGCTGCTGTCTTTTGCAGCGAGCGGTTCAGGCTGGCTCCGTAACTATTCCACTCCTGCGTGCTGCTGCGCAGCTTCTTTGACAGGTCGGCTGTATTCGCCGTGACAACCGCGGAGATTTTGCCGATGTAGCCGGATGCCATGCTATTCTTTGAGCTTCATCAGCTCACTCCACATATCATCAGTCGTCTGGTTTGGCTTCTTGGCGGCAGGAATGAACTCGGATTCTTTCGGGATGGCGTTTCTCTTGTAGTTGCCGCTGGCACACATCACGATCCGGCAGAGCCGAGCGGTCTGCTGCCAAGGGTCTGGCAGAGGCCACCGCTGATCGTATGCGTACCATTCAGCGATCTCTGTGCTGTCGATCTCGCTGAGTAACTGCTTGACTGTCTTTCCCAGCGCCAGGGCTAGGCGGAAATAGAACCGCCGCTCTGGTCGCTGGCTGAATCGTTTCCCAGGGCATCGACATCCTCGGTGCGGAAGGCGTTGAGTGCCCA